CTCTTGATTTTCAAAAACAGCAAGTTCTTTGACATCAAACATTTCACCATTTTTTATAAATATAAGTAAATACCACCCTGTATTTAATCTGACATGCTCGGTTTCATATAATTGAAATTTCTTATTGTAACCTAATATGTGTGTGTCTACCTTTTCCTTTTCAGATTTAGGGTTATCATAATCCCTACTCCATACTTCCATTGTGTAGCTTGGATCATCTTCAAACTCACCATAGTCATCTACAAGTCTGTAAATTAAATACTCTGTATCAGAACAAGTTTCTGGTGTATGTGTTAATTGAAATTCAGGGATCCTAAATGGATGTGCTTTATCAGGAGTTAAAACATATTTTTTATTATTAGTAGATAGACCTGTATGTATTTCTTGAAATTTACCCTGCCACTGATCTTTATAATCGTTTATATCGTGACCTTCAGGTATAAAGAATACCTCTCTCATTTTACCTCCCCAAAATGATCTAGACTAGATTTGGTCTTGTTTCTAGCAACTCTTTTAAGTAATCTATTGTGTTTTCTAAAACATCACTTTTACTAGCTTTATAAGTATCGAAGTCAGCGAGGAAATCAGCTTCGTCAAAATCTGCTGGAACTTCGCCTAATTTATAAAGACAGTTAGCAATAGCTTTGTCAACCATTTGTAATGCGTCAGCTTTTTCAGCTGATAAAGCATCTGCGTCAATTGATAATTGCATATCTTCTCCTATAGTGTAAGTCTTACCACACAAGTTTAACATAAGTATGGTCATGATTGTGTCCATATTTTCGTTCTTTAATATTTGATTAAGAACACTTTGTGGTATTTCTAGTGTAGTAGAATTTTCATAAGTATTGAATATTTTGTAGTGTGTCCACCACCAACCTTCGCCCTCTTCCCCATGTTCTCTACCATCTTCGTGTAAAATATCATCTGTATCTATATAACTATCATCACCACTTAAAGTGATTGCCATTGGTGATATTGCTTGAAAAAAACTATCTTTATATAGGTATGGTTTATTTTCTTTCACATAAACATCTTCATATAAGTTTTCTTGTATAGAGTATATAAATCCAGTCATCCAGAATATTGACTCAGGAGTATATGTTGCATTTTCGTCTAAGTCATATAAAAAGTCTTTACGCCTAATATAGAAATCACAATTTTTTGCACCATTTAGATCTATATCTACATATCCATAATTACCAGAAACAGTAAAATCTTTTTTTACTCTAGGTGCTTCATTGTATAGATTTTGATAAGTATGATCAGGATCTAGTAAATCAGGGTTTCCCATGTGTCGACCAGGCATATACCAAAGATTATAGTTATCATAATCTTGATCTTCTCTACTGTAATAAATGCGAACAGTAGACATTGTTATACCTTAAATGTTTTTACAGTACCACTTGCATAACCAGTTACATCCGTAAGAATACCTGTTAGTGGTAGATCTTGAGAAATAATAAATATAACGCCACCACCAGTTGTTGTCTCACCACTAGCTTCTATTGTTCCATAGCCCTGCAATTTTCTTGCACATAGGACTACAATGCCACCACCATGATTGACATTATCGCCTGCACCACCTTGTAGAGCTGCTGGTGTTGTTTGGCCACCATGAACTATTACGCCCTCTATAGCAATGTCTGGGTGATTAAAATACTCTGCTCCAACAGTAGGTGCTGTAGCTGTATATCCATTTCCATTACCACCAAGAGAGTTTGTTACGGCTGCGACTGCACCACCTCTAAGGGTTCCTGATGTTGAAACTCCACCGACTCTTCCAATTTTTGTATCAGATTGATTAGTTGATGTTGGTGCCATTCCTAAACTATTCCTTACAAAAACTCTATATCCTGCTGTATCTAACACAATACCTGGATCTATTGTTAAATTGTTATAGTGCATATCTCTAGTGAGAGTTGTATTAGATGAGATAGTAACATTTCCGTCCATACCTGATCCATAAATGCTATCAGGGATCACATCAAAAGTTTCAAAATCGCTTGGTACTTGACCTATTTCTGTAATTGCCATAATTACTCCTAACTACTTGGATCTGTATCTGTCGCTGCAATATTAAATACAGTAACGACTGTTCCTGCTGTTGCAGAACCAGATCCACCTGTTCCAGCCGCAGCTGCTAATGTCAAACCTGACGGCAAAGGTTTAGTTCCTGTTACAAAAACTACTGCGCCACCACCAGCATTATAAGATTGAGAAGCTGTACCCCCAGATCCACCAGCACCTCCTGGGTGATAGTTTGTTGGGTTGCTATCATTGTTTGTTGGATTATTGTTACCACCATATGAATAGCCATAAGAGTATCCGTATGAATACCCATAGCTATAACCATATGAATAGTTATTACCTGGATATGAGTAGTTATTACCAGGATATGAATAGTTACTACCAGGATAACTATGCGTATGTGCATAGTGATAATGATAAAAACCTGTTGCGTAGTTATTTATTGGTGGACTTGGATGCCAGTGATAATGTGTGTGAGAACCATAATTTGTTGGGTTAGATCCGTAATTAGTACTATTACTACCTGAGTTTGAGGGGTTTGAGCCACTGTTAGATCCATAGTTTGCACCATTGTTGGCACCATAGTTTGCACCATAGTTTGTTGGATTAGTATTACCAGGATAAGAATAGTTATTACCTGGTGTGGATGCGTCTGGGGCTGGTGCGCCATCTGCACCTTGTGTGGTACCAGTAGTATCATCTGCGTCTGCTCTAATTGTTCCATCTCCTGAAACAGCTTTAGCTACTACTAAAACTACTCCACCACCTACTGCACCTGTACCTGCTGATGCTGAGTTACCATCTGCGCCTTTTCCACCATCTGCACCTACAGTTTGATAATCAGCCCAACCAGTGTCTCCTCCGTCTGCACCACCAGTAGCGTCTGCTGTTATTGCACCATCGGATGCGCCTGATCCACCACCTAAAAATTTAAAAGTTTCAGTAGATTGATCAAACTTTTGCCCAGCTAAAGCTACTGACAAGTTAAAGAAATCGTTTTCACCATCAAAAAAAGTATTACCAGAGTGTTCTCCGTCTGTTTGTTCTGAAGATCTACCACCTAAAGTGTCTGTAGCATCTGTACCTTTATCAAAACCACCTTTAAGTGTTCCTGCTGTTGCTTTACTTGTAAATCTACCTATACGAGATGTAGCGTCTGCAAATGTCAATGTACCTCTTACAAAAACACGATACCCATTAGTATCTAATGTGACATTGGCGTTTATCGATAAATCGTTGTAATACATATCACGAGACAATGTCGTATTTGAAGCAAGGGTAACATCACCATCTTGCCCATAACCATATATTTCATCGCCACCTAATCTGTCCAAAAAGATTGGCTCAGGTACTTGTATTTCAGGCATTAGCTTACCTCTACACCAGAAACTTGTATATTCACTGAAGTTGCTGCTGAACATTTTGCAGCAACAGAAGCATTAGCAGGTATAACCATAGCTAAGTCAATAACTGTAGTTGTATTTGCTTGAACAGTTGTATCACCAAAAATGATATGTTGATCACCAGTTGTATCCCCTGTAGGAATAAGTTTGATCTCCACTGTTCTGTCTGTTGCTGTATAGTTAGCTAACATAATTTGCTTAATAATACACTTGTTAGAATTACTGAAAATTTCTGCTTCAGATGTTCCAAGTGCAGTTACTTCGGCTAACTCAGCTGCGTTATATACTGCCATTTATTCTCCTATAATCCCATCCAGAGCAACGATTCGTTTGTGAATAGTTGTACTGGATTTACTTTTACCATTGATGTAGATGAATTATCATATAGCATGACTAGATCATTATCTTCGTCTACATCTATTGATGTTCCATCTGTAAGTCTTGTTGCGTCTATTAAGATCGATACTGCCCCACTTGTTGCACCACCAGATATTCCTGAAGTGGCACTTGTTGTAACACCTGTCACATCACCAATATCTAATTGCAACCAAGCGCTTGAAGTTCTTACTTCTAGTCGATCATCGTCAGTATTGTATATAACCATACCTTCGGTTGCAGATGTAATTGCGTCTCTCTGTGATTCTGTGTACGCAGGTACTAATGGACCGCCATCAGCATGACCATCTTGAAATTCTGCTAGACCTGATGAGTCAGATCCAGTCATTTTTACTCTTAGTAATTGTTGTCTATCAGCCATATTTATTTACCTTCTCCTAAATAGTGTTGAGGTGTAAACTTGCAACTAATATAGTTGACAAGTGCTTTCCCACCAACTTTATTATATTCTAAACTTTCGTGATCTATGGCTTTTAAGTATTCCATTAGACCTCATCTATAAGAAATACAGAACCTTGATCTAACCTATTTTCTTTAAAATCGTTAGCATCTTCTTCGGTATCAAAAGTATATATTTCTATTGAATCATCTACTATTATTCTTACTCTAAACATTATTCATTCCATATCCAAAACTCGAATGTGCCACTAATACTGTTGTAATAAGCATCTCCATCTCCAAGACCAAGTTTTAAACCACTTGGATAACTTCCACAACTTCCGTCATAACCTGCACCTATCGAACCATTAGCAGAACCCCAGCTACAAGCATTTTGTCCTGTATTGTAGATTCCGTGTCTACCACCACCACCTAACATAACTTTTGTGCCATTGTAATTACTGCCACCATCAATCCAATAATTTCTTGCTGAACCTGTAAGTCCTGTAGTGGAATTAAATAATTGTTGATTGGTAAATTCTACTTCGCCAGATTGTCCAAATTCACCTGTATCACCATTTTTTCTACCTACAACAAAGTAATCCATTGGTATATTATCTCCTAAAAAATTTTCAGTAGCAGCACTTTGGGAATTAGAAAGATAGACTCTTACGGCACCTTTACTTATACTATTGTAAGTCCAAGTAAGAGGTTTGTAATAATATTGAGCAGCTGTGTGATTAACACTAAATTTAAACCAATGTGTTCCTTCTAATATTATACCTTGAGCAGCAGTAGTATCAGCTTCATCTACTGAAGCAAAAGCAGTAGCTTCCGTAGAGCCAGGAACAACAGTCCATTCGTTATTTTTTTGGAGAATCATTTGTTCGTTTACATGAAAATTACCAGATTTAGTGGCCGATTTATAATTAGGAGCTTTCTTTCCTAAAAAAGCACCAAAAATTTTATGTAACATATTAACTCCTATGTAATTTCAACTACCGACACAACTATTTCTGCATCGCTGGCAGCACTAGCCCAAGCTCTTATTTCATCCCCTGTTTCAAGCACTAGCTTTCCACCGATAGGATTAAATGAAGAGTCAGAAGGGACGCTAATTGTGCTTGCTAATGCTTTTGCAGATGTAGCACTACTATCATAGTAATCTACATTTACATCGACAGCATCACTACCATCTATATTTGCTATTTGACATAACAAAACAACAGCAGTAGTCGCTGATGGACAAGTGTAAATAGCAACATCAGCAGTCGTTCCTAAATCAGCATTTACAGATTTATAACTTTCAGCCATATTAATCTCCTAATATAAAGTAATTCGCTAGACCTGTGCTTCCACCACCACCAACTTCGGTCCAGCTACTACCATCGTATACATTAACTTTTGAGGTAGTGGTATTAAATATTTGTTCCCCACCTGACATACCTGAAAGAGCATCTCTAGCTGTTTCGTCCATGTTCGGTAATTTTACAGGTACAGAGAAATCAGCAACACTAGCATCTATTTTTAATCTTTCTGTGCCTGCTGTGTGCATTTCTATTTCATCATTATCAGAATTAGAACTTTCTACTCTAATAAATGTATCTGTATCGCCATCTCTAAATGTTGTGGCAGAGTTTGAAGTTCCTGTGATGTTTATTGGATCAACAGTTCCATCTGCTAATACAAGATCAAGATCTGTTGCTGATGTTCCAACATTTGCAAATTGTATAGGATCCGAGGAATTGTCTGCAAGTGTAAGAGGCATTTCATCATTTACATCGAAACTAACACTTCCTACTAAATTGCTTTTTGTGATCTTCTTATAATCAGTAGCGCTTGTGTCATAAATTAAGATAACATCGTCATCTGCTGCTGTAGTTAAAGCCGATTGACCTGTCAAGGCACTTGTAGTTAAGCCTGTTGCATTACCCTCAAATGTACCTGCAACGAAAGTTTCGGATCCAACTGTCCATTTGTCTGTTGATTCGTTCCATATAAGAGTTTTATTAGTGTCATCGCCTCTCTCAATTTCAATACCACCATTCTCTGAAGCAGAGCCAGTTGCATTGGAATTAAGAACGATCTGATTATCAGCTAAGTTAATTGTCTCAGTATTAACGGAAGTTGTAGTCCCTGAAACTGTCAAGTCTCCAGATACTATTAAATCATTAAAAGTTACATCGGAAGTTGTTGAGACAGCTTGACCTATACTGATATCACCTGATGAAACAGTAACACCTGTACCACCACTTACATAGCTATCTATCTTTGTTTGGACTCTTGCATCTGTGTAATATAAATTTGATGAACCCTCACTTAGATTATCTGTATCTTTAGTCGCAAGTCTTGTGTCAAATGCACTGTTAGATCTAGCGTCTGTATAGTAAAGATTTGTTGATCCCTCTCCAATATCATCAGTATCAAGAGTTACATTTACCCATGCAGATCCACTGTATCGTAATACTTGATTAGTAGCGAGAGAAGTTAATGTTACATCTGTTAACTGAGCTACTTGTGAACTTGCGTCACCAGGTTCCCATGTAGAACCAGACCATTTGAGAGCTTGACCTGAACTAGGTGCGCTTGTTGTTGTATCAACATCACTAAGATCATCTATGGATACAGATCCAAAATCTATATCTATTTCATCATTTGCAGTGTCATTAGTTACAGTAATCTTGGAAGATCCTGCATTGATACCTCTAAACTCTAGATCTTCACCTGTCTTTTGTAGGAATACACCAATACCTGCTGTGTTCTGATTAGATGCTGTGTTAACTTCACCAGATCCAGATAAACCACCAAGAGATGAAAGAACAAAACCACCTGAGCTATTACTGTAAGCTAAAACTTTTGCGTCATCGCTTGATGTTGGATTGCTGAATAATACATCACTAAGATCATTTAGATCTGCCGCAGTAATCCTTGCGTCTGCTCTAGCATTTGTAAAGTACAGATTAGTGCTACCTTCTGTTAGGTCATCAGTAGTTGCTGCTGCTATCCTTGCATCAGCTCTTGCATTTGTGAAATATAAGTTTGTTCCTTCAGATAGATCACTAGTACTGAATCCTGATAAAGATACAGTTGCGTCAATAGCACCATCGTTTGCGTCATCATAAGCAAAAGATATACCTGTATGTGATCCATTTGTGACAATCTGTGCGCCTGTTATATCTTGAACTTGTTCAGAACTTAAAGCGGCAGTATTAGCAATTGTTAATGTTCCTGCTGAGTCATCATAAGTGACGGATATATCTGTACCAGCAGTTACAACTCCTGCTACATAATCTTCTACTTGTTCTTGTGTAAGTTGTGTATTTGTATCTGTAGAGGTAATTGTTAATGTATTAGCAGTGTCATCATAAGTAAGTGATACATTAGTTCCCTCTGTAAGTAAAGCATTTACCCTGTCATCTACTCTTTCATCAGTAAAGTAAAGATTTGAAGATCCTTCTGACAAACTATCAGTATCATGATTAGCTATTGAGGAAACTGTTCCTGTTACATCACCTGTTAAGTTTCCTGTAAATGTTGAGTATATACTTCCTGCATCGAATCTTTCTGATCCAACAGTCCATTTGTCATCAGTTTCATTCCAGATAAGAGTTTTATTAGTAGAACTACCACGCTCTATTTCAATACCTGCATTTTCTGTAGGTGAACCTGTGACATTGTTATTTAATACAATTATGTTGTCATCAACTGTTAATGTTTCAGTATTTAAAGTTGTAGTAGTACCACTTACAGTTAAATCTCCTGATACAACTAGATCATTAAAAGTTACATCACTTGTAGTGCCTACAGCCTGACCTATGCTTATTTCTCCAGATGATAAAGTAACACCTGTTCCTGCGCTGAAGTGCGCTCTTGTCTCGCTAGCGCTAGGACCTGTATATGTAAATACGCCAGATCCACTGTTGTAAGATAATGATCCATCACCACCACTATCAGTTACCGAAACTGCACCTCTAGCCCTTGCGTCTGTGTAGTAAAGGTTAGAGCTACCTTCGGTCAAATCGTCTGTATCACTAGCAGATAAACTAGATCCAGCTATTGATACAACTGCATCTCCACCCATACCAGAGTGAGCTGAACAGTAATAATATAGAGTGTCTGATGTTGCAGCATTTATAGTAATTTGTAAATATGCACCAGAAGATCCTTGAGATCCATTCGTAGTTACACCAGTAGTATATGATGATCCACTGTTATGAGAACCATCCTTTGTTGTAGATAGTAAGAATGGATGTGAACCTGTAGATGAATCTGATAAATCGAATCTATAAGTTATACCTGGTACTAATTGTACACTTGCAGCCTCTTCACCATCTAGATAATATTTATTACCAGATCCAGAGTTTGAAACTGTAACAGCAAATTCGACTATTGCAGTATTGTTTTCAAAATTAATTGTTTTGTTTGTAAGTGTATCAGTACTGGTTGGTGTAAAATCTGCTGTAAGTGATCCTGAAGAATAAGTAAGCCCTGATCCTATTTCATTTGCTCCAATTAAATCTACCCAGTTTCCTGCATGTGCATAATAAGCTCTACCAGTTCCATGAACATGAGCAAACATACCATGATAAGTTGAAGCACTTGGTAGATCACCTTCTGCTGAATACACATTGCCAAAAAGGACTCTTCTACCACCCATATCAAGATCTGAAGTATTATCAAATGCAATTGTTCCTGAACTAAAGCTGATATTTGTACCACCACTAAAGCTGGCCAAAGTTGTAAATGCAGAAGTTGAATTATCATAATTAGATAAGTCATTGTCTACTACAAAATCATAATTATTATTAGTGTCATCATAGGTAACAGTTATGAGAGTTTGAGTTCCCATAGTTAAAGCTGTGCCTAATGCGTCTTGAGCTCTTTCGTTTGTAAAATAAAGATTTGTAGAACCTTCAGACAAATCATCTGTATCATTGTTTGATAGATCATCTTCTGTTGCCGAAATAGTAAGTGTTCCTGCACTATCGTCATATGACAAAGTTATATTTGATCCTGCTGTTAATAAACTATCAACTTGATCGTCAACTCTTTCATTAGTGAAATAAAGATTTGTACCTTCGGCTAAGTCGCTTGTTGTTTTACCTGACAAAGCACTGTCGAATCTTGCTGTGGTGTAATAGAGATTAGTTCCCTCAGACAAATCACCTGTATCTGCTGCTGCCAACTTTGTATCAAAATCTGTATTAGCTCTTGTAGTTGTGTAGTAAAGATTTGAGCTACCCTCACTAAGACTATCTGTATCATGATTAGATATATCTGAAACTGTTCCTGTAACATCGCCTTGTAAATTAGCGATTAATGTTCCAGTTGAAAAACCAGTAGCACTTGTATCGACTGATGTAGTAGGCTCTGTTTGTGAACCATGAAATAATCTAAATTTATCAGACTGACTAGCATCCCAAACCATACCTGCATATTTTGTTGTCGATGACTGTATGTATTCGCCATACCAACCTATATCTACTGTATTACCTGAGTTTTCATCTGCATACTTGAATAACGGATCATTTACAGTGACAGTTGTACTATCAACAGTTGTAGTCGAACCACTTACAGTCAAGTCTCCTGAAATAGTTGCATTACCATCAATACTTATGTTTGTAGATGTAATGTCATCAGATGTTAAAGTGCCATCAACTTGTATATTATTAAATTGTACATTATCAGTAGTGCCAACAGACTGACCTATTGATATCTCACCAGAGGATATTCCTATACCAGTTCCAGCAGTGAAATGCGCTCTAACTTCCGATGCTGATGGACCTGTGTAAGTAAACACTCCTGTTGTGTTATCGTAACTTAGCGATCCATCCCCACCAGCATCAGTAACCGATAAAGAACCTCTGGCTCTAGCGTTTGTAAAGTATAAGTTAGTAGATCCCTCTGACAAATCATCGGTATCTTTAGTTCCTAATCTTGTATCAAATCTTGCTGTTGTGTAGTAGAGGTTTGTACCCTCTGTTAAATCAGATGTAGATTTACCTGTAAAAGCTGTATCAAATCTAGCAGTTGTGTAATAAAGATTAGTTCCCTCTGTTAGATCAGCTGTGTCCTTAGTTGCCAATCTTGTATCAAATCTTGCGTCAGTATAATATAGATTAGTTGAACCTTCCCCAATGTCATCTGTATCTAGTGTGACATTTAACCAAGCTGAACCACTGTATCTTAATACCTGATTTGCAGCTAAAGATGTCAGCGTGACATCATTCATTTCGCTGATTTCGTTTTCTGTAGCTACAGCACTATCTACATAAGTTTGAGTTGCATAACTGTTAGAAGTTAAATATGTTCCAACTCGTGTATCTGTATAGTAAAGATTAGTAGATCCCTCTGATAGATCGTCAGTATCTTTTGTAGCTAGTCGAGTATCAAAAGCACTATTAGATCTTGCATCCGTATAGTAGAGGTTTGAAGATCCTTCTGTTAAATCATCGGTATCAAATGACGACATTGTAACTGCGACAGTAGGGGTTTGTGACTCTCCACTAGTCGTGCTGACACTTATACCTGTACCAGCAACTAAATTTTGTACGAAATCGCCAACTGTATCTGTAGCTAAATCTATTGGATCATTAATCCATGAGGATCCATTATATCTAATTACATCACCATTTGCTAGACCAGAAAATCCTACATTTGCAAGATCTTCAATATTGGCTAAAGCTATTCTTGCATCTGCACGAGCATTGGTATAGTAAACATTGGTGCTTCCCTCAGTAATACTATCTGTATCAAATTCGGTAAAATCCACGGATCCTGTAACTGTTCCTGATCCTTCAGTTAAAGTAAGACCTGTACCACCAGTAAATGTTATTGTTCCACCTAACGAGATATCCGTTGAGTTAGATCCGTCTGTGACTGTTATAGAACTATTACTAAATGCAGTGTTAGGAATATTAGTAAGAGTGTTAGATCCACCATCAATTGATTTGTTAGTTATAGTATCAGTTGAGGTTTGTGTCAAAATCTCGTCATAAGATTGATTTTCACCCAAAACCCAACGATTTGTCGATACATCATAAAATAATCTTGCGTCATCGGTATCTGATGTTTCAATAATTAATCCAGCATCAACTTCGCTATTTCCTGTATTCAGTTTTACAAAAGCGTCATCAACAACTATTACTTCTGCCGTAGTATTAAGAAATTCACCTTGAACATCAAGGTTGCCTTGTATAGTTACAGAACCACTGGTTGTTAATCCTGTAAATGTTGGACTGTCACCTGTTCCTAAACCTAAACTTGTTCTTGCTGTTGCACCTGACTCTGAAACCCATTGACTTCCATCTGATACAATAAATACGCCATCTGAATGAGTTATATTTGCTAATGTTGATAAATCTGCGTCATAGGCTTGGACATTAGAGCCAATTTGTAAACCTAAACCTATTCTTAAATCTGCTAGTGAACTATAAGATCCACCAGTTCCACCATCGGTTAAACCTATAAAATCTGCTGATTGAAATTCAGCAAAACCATCAGGATTACCATCTCCGTCTAAATTCAGCCTTATCGGATCTTTTTCTGCCATTATTCACCCATGTTTATGTCTTGTGTCTGTGTAGTGCCATCTGATGAGGTCGTAGTAAGGACTAACGATTTACCATCTGAAGTGGGAGGCATTACTATTCTTGATAAAGTTGAACCATCTGTTTGTAATACTTCAACAGCTCTCGTACTCATAGCAACTGTGCTACCACCACCATTTACCGAAGCAGTCGTAGTTACTGGTATAAAGTGATTTTTTAAAGGAACTCCACTAGTAGATCCTCCACTAAGCACTAATGGCATTTTACCACTATGACTATGAGTTATCGGTATATTTGCCTTTAGAGTTATAGATCTTTGACTAGTATCTGTGACAATATCTAATTTACCTTTACGCTCAGTCCTTGTAACACTTGGCTCTACAGTATCTAAAGATAAAGTATCCGTAGTGCTGCTTGCTGTAATTGTACTTTGATTGGGTGCAGAAACATTTTTAAATATATCTTGTGATCCTGATCCACTACTCGTTGAGTCAATTGTTATCTGATCACTATTAGCATCAGCAGTTAAAGTAATTCCTGATCCTGCAACAAAGGTTAATGTATCCGTTTCACTATCAGCAAGAAGATCAGATCCACTAGCAGAACCAGATCCAGAGCCAACTGCAAAAGTAGAAAAGGCATTGGCAGCAGTATTTGTATTAGATATTGTGATCTTTTTCGGTGTAGCAGTTGGATCAGTAGTTACGCCAATTCCAGATCCAGCTTCTATTTCTATGTTTTCACTTGTAGATCCAGCAGTAATAGTTGTCGATCCATTTACTTGTATTCCAGCAATAGCATATTGAGTATTATCTACAGTTGACCAAGATATATTACCTAAGCCATCTGTTGTTAAGACTTGTCCTGATGTTCCATCCGATCCATTTATGCGAAGTTTTGCAGATAGAATATCTAATCTTTGCGAGCTGTCGATTTTTAAAGCTGGTGTACTGGCAGATCCAAGGACTAGATATGTATTAGAGGCAGAAGTTCCTATAGATAAATTACCATCAGATACTACTGTTTTACCATCTAAATATAAATTATCATTTAAAGAAACTATTTGGACAGTTGCGTTAGATAAAGTATAACCCTCACCAGTATCATCATTATCAAAAAAGTCGTCTTGTGTTGAAAGATTAGCTATTTCAAGTGTATTTCTACTATGTGTTGTTAACGACATTCTTAATATCTCCTAGATCGTAGGTGCCTCCCAGTTTTTCATATACCTTTTTCAAATTACTGATACTCTCAGTCATTTGATCTAAACCATATTTCCATTCAGCATAATCAGGGTGATTTTCAGCGACAGGTGTTAGTAAAGTAGCAAATATTTGTATTTCACCTTGCAATATATTATCTAATAAATATTGCCTTTTCATCCTGTCATTAAATACATTAAATTCGTAAGATTCTGCCATAAATACCTTTTAGATACTTATAGGTTACTTGATATTTTTTTGTCTTTGGGTAATTGATCTGTAAGCATTTTTAAACTTACTGTTTAAATCATTTTTATGCCCAGTATCTTGACTTTTTTGCTTTTCAGACATTTGTCCAACATCAAAGTCATAATCATCTCTTTTAAATGGAATGACTTGAATAAATGGCGTACCTCTATCTATTATTAGATCTTTATTTGTATGCACTATGCTTGGAAAATTTATATGATGATATGTATCTGTTTCTACGATACCAGGTAGAACAGTAAATCTTTTTTCAAATTCATAAAATGGTGCTATAAATAAAACTGAATAACCTGGTGGTGTGTATATACGCCACGGATTAACAAACTTAACACCCTCAGGAAAATCTGTTTTTTTAAGTTTCCAGTGACTTATTTGCTCTTTGCTGTGAAATTCAATACCATACGGAAAATTTTTATTATCCCACTCAAGAAGTGCATCATTTCTCTGAATTAAAAAATCGCACCACATAGGGATTACAAAGCCCTCAGTTATTAAGTCTATTATTGCAGGACATCTTTTTACAGTTCCACCACTGTGTTTTTTAGCAGTTTCTTTTGTTTTACCAAAAGCATTCGGAAGTCCAGATGGATTTGGTTGTCTTATAATGTAATCATCCATATCTTTAAACCAACTTGGTATAAAGGAATTAGATTTTTTTACAGGTGAAATAGATTCAAGACCTACGACATCGGTCTTAAACTCTATGAATTGTTTTCCCCCCAAAGAAAACTTCAATCGAAGTTTCCTCCTAGATCTTCATATTCACCAATAAGTGCAGTCAATTGAGATTCAATAGCCTCAATTTCATCTGTCTCTTCTTCACTTGGTGATTCAATTGCATCTAAAACTAAGTGATGTTTTTCTAGTGCATGAATTTGTATATAAAGTTTGTCCAACTTTTCTTCTGTGCTTTCGGTCACTGTTGGATCAACTATTTTATATTCGTGTGTCATTATTCTCCTTCGAGTTCTTCAACTCTGGCTGTTAACAATTCTATCTTAGCAGATAGTTCTTGTATTGATTTAATAACAGGACCTATAAATTGTTCTAGATCAACTGTTTGTATGTCTTCAAAATTGTCTTGTTCTGATTCAGCTTTATACCCAAGTCCACCGAAAGCAGTGTTAGAGGAGTGATTATCAAAAGTAGAAGTTCTTACTTCTTGTGCAATAAAACCATGTTTAACTCCTGCATACATGTCTCTTAAAAAAGGTGCATTTTCATCACTAAAGTAAGAATCAAGAGTATCTGAAGTATATTCATAGTCAACAGGTCTTAATGAGTTTATGTAAGAAAGACCAAAAGAAGTATCTACAATATTTGTCTTTAACCTTGAGTCAGAAAAGTGAAGGTTATTTAAGTGATTGCTATAAGTACTATTTGTTACATAAGAACTATGGTTATGACTGTGGCTATTATGAGGAGTTGCGTAAAGGTTATCAGCACCAGAAGTAGTTAGAACTGTACCTGAGTGATTATGAGATCCATGAGATCCATGTGAAGTGTCAACATTTGCATTTGTTAAATTAGAGTTACCATTTCCGTTACCATTTCCATTACCTGTACCATAAGGGTGATTGTGTGGAGTTGAATAAAGATTGTCAGCACCAGATGTTGTTAAGACTGTACCTGAGTGATTATGAGTATTTCCATGTGAGTGATTACTGTTAGTTAAAACATCTCCTAAAGTCAACCCATGAGCTACACCTGCGTTTCCTGCTGCCATAGCTGTGTGACCTACTGCACTTAAAAAGTTTGTATTACTATTTGTTACATAGTCAGACAAATCAGCATTGCTTATGAAATTAGAGTGAGCAGTGTTATTTTCATTGTGATCTGATTCACTCAAATAGTTATCATGTGGATTATTAGCATTTGCGTGAGTATTTAAATCTGTTGATGTTAAGAAATTTGAAAAATCTGTGTTGTGACTGTGAGTATTATCAGATAATACTGTTCCTGAGTTAGGGAAAGTTATACCTGTGTGATTATGTCCTGCAACAGTTTCCCAAGATACTCCTGTAGAGTTACTTTGTAACACTTGACCTGATGTACCATAATCGTAGTTTCCATTGTTAGTTGCTATACCTATTTTTACATCGACTTGTGAAATATTATTAGTTCCTGGTGTACCTAGATTTATTGGACCACCTGAGGCGTTACCATAAGCATTAATTTTTATAGTACCTGCATTAAGTTCTAGTTCCTTACCTAAGACTGTGCTTAGTTTGACATTATCATCTAAACCACCAACCATTTGAAATTCATCAGTTGATGCTTGCATTGACATTGTTAGTTCATCAGAACTATCATAGAAATTGATCATACCAACACTTGATGTTTCTTTTATTTCAACTCTTGATCCTGATGAAGCTGTTCTTATTGTTCCACCATCTAAAGTAAAGTTATCTGTGAGTGATGTCCCTTCCAGAGTACCTCTAATAGTTACATCTCTAAATATTGCATTACCATTAGAACTTATTTGAAAACCACTAGAACTATTAAATCCTGTACTTTGTATTTCAGTACTATTTATTGTTATACCTGCAATAGTTCCATCTGTTATTGCATCACCATCTTGTAAAGGTGTAAAATTCAATTGGTTTGCAGTAATACTGTTTGTTGTAATGTTGCCACCATCAATAGTTGTTGATCCATCGTTTACATCCGTTGCAGCGCCACCTACAGCTATAAAATTAGTATCGAGTCTATCAGATGACAAAGTACCTGCTGTAATATCACTAGCATTTAAAGATCCTCTAATAGTTGCATTTTGAAACTCTGCTGTTCCATCTGAAGTTATAGCCCAACCAGCTGATCCTGTTGAGTAGTTAGATGATTTTATAATAGAGTCATTGCCAGTATCACCACTAGTGTTAAGGATAATTGTTTGACCTGCTATTGTACCTGCTGTAACTTTACCTGCTGAAACATCTGCGACTTTTAGATCTGTAATTGCTGCATTAGCAATAAGAGCATTTGTAACAGCTAAGTTTGCAATATTAGCTGAGTTCACAAGATCAGCATTACCAGTTTGCTCGTTACTAGGCTCAGACTCATTACCAGAACTATCAACTGCTGTCACTCTAAAATAATGAGTATCTGCATTGTCAAGATCTATATAGCCAACAGCAGCAATTCCATTTTGTATATGAGCTGAAGTTGCAACTATTTGACCAATTTTAAAACCTGTCTGTGTAACTTTGTTAGTAGTTGAATTATATTGGAGATCAAAACCACTTGTTGTTGAGGCATATATGTTTAGATGACTAAGATCCTTAGCTAATGTGAAATTTACAACTGGACTGACTGCATTACCATTACTATCTTTTGCTTGACCTAAGTTATGTATAAACTGAACTCTTAATGGATTAGAGGCTATTGTTGCAAAACCATCAGGTTTATTGGGTGCTCCACCATCAGCAGGAGTTTGTACTGATGATATTGAGGCAAAATCACTATCAAAACCAGTGATATCTACTGCTTGGACACCTACAGAATAATAAGTGTTTGGTGACAAATCATAAATAATAAATTCTCTTGTATCAAACTGTACTGTTGAATAGTTAAATTCTGTAACTTGTGTATCGTTTTCGTCAATAATATTGTTGCCATCTGTATCTTGAACTACTCGCCACCTAACACGATAAAAGGATCCGTCAGTTATAGATGTTCCATCTGTATTAAGAGGTTCAGTCCAACTCAGCTTTACAAAACCTTTTGATATACCATTACCATCTGAGTAAGTACCTGCTACAGTAGTTAATCCTGATGGTGTATCAGGTATAGATTTATCTGGACTACCTACAAGATCTACAGTATGACCACTAAACCCTAAACTTTCTTTAATTGTCGGTGCAACATCACCTATCTCTAATTGAACATCTGAAGTTTCAAAAATACAATAGTCTGTAAGTTCTAAATAATTACCATCTTTATCTCTATAAAAAACACCATAACCATTTTGTATCGGCCAAGTGATACCTAATACTCGGATCTTAGTTGGATTTAATACTTGACCTTGATAAACAGTTTCAAATAGAGAAGATCTACCATCGCTAACTCTATCTGCCTCAGTATCGACAAAACCTATATCAGGATCAAAAATAAATATTTTATCACCTACAGTAAAGTCTCCTGCTATATCATATTCCTCTAGAGAAACATTCAATTGTTTTTTTACCTCGTTAAGTTCTAAAAGATATTCTTGCGCTCTTTCATTTTTCTTAGTTCCCTCTGTCTGAGGATCAGAAACATATTGCGCTCTAAATAGACTCTCACCAAACAAATCTTTATACGGAATAGAACTTGCAGTTGCAGATCCTATGTTTGCCTCAGCACCATGCTTGCTTGCAATCAATTCAACACGACTTACAAACTCTGAAGCGTCATATTGAGCAACTAAGCTAGTGGTATTTATACCAGTTATGTTTGGATCTTGACCATTTGCACCACGAACTATGATCGCAGTTGGATCAGTATCATGACCAGCAAACAAAGACGCTGATGGTCCTGCATCTAATAAACCTGTAGTGCTTACTTTAAATTCAACATTCAGATCAGAACAAATAAACTTGAGTGCTTTTAAAACTGACTCTGTGTAATGTTTTCCTGTATAAGTTGTATTTGAACCAGTAGGTTCTGTTATCGTCCCTTTTCTGATGGGACCAAATGATCCATCTTCTGCTCTTAAAATACCTTTTGGAGATCCTGTGCTATCTAATGTTTGTTCTAAAGTTTTGTTCTTATAACTTCTTACTCCTGATGGACCACCACTTGTAGCTATAGGCATACCTCTAGTATCGCCATCACCAAGATACGAGACTAGACCTGTACCCATAATTTGTACATCGTTTTCCATACCAAGCTCTAGAGACTCTACAATGCCTACATATCTTGCGGCACTTAAAAGTGTGCTGTCAGAAAACTCTTGCACATTTAGATCTCCCTTAACAATTACGATATGTCCCCATGCGTCAATACTGTTAATTATAGAATTTGGTGTGTCCTGTTTATTTAAGGCAAGGCTGAACTGCCCTTGAGCCATTAATTTTTCTGTTACGCTCATGACTTAACGATCCTCACAACTTCATAAATATTATCTAAATATTGATCTCTAATACTGTCAGCAGTATCGTAAGAAGTTGCAGAGGAGCCATTGAATACATATCCAACAAATGCTTTCATTGTAGCTGTATTCGATGTTGTACTTATCCCACCACTTGTAGTATCGACATCAAAGTTTTGAGGAGAACCCATAACCAATTGATTCCCATCAGCGTCATCGTTAGTCATTACTGCATAACTCGTGTTATCAGTAAAAGGTAATGTAGAGGTTGTTTTTAAATTTAATTTACCTGTTGACCACTGTGTAGCAACAATTGAAAAGTGTCTAGCACCTCTACGAAGGGTGACATCAAAAGTAAGTCTTTGATCTTTTGTAGTAGCGTCATAATAACTTGTTAATCTAATAGTTGCTACTTCTGGTTCATTTTTAAGTATTTGAATTGATCTCCAACCTTGCCATTCGACTTCACTAGAACCTCTTGATACGGCTATTTGTTTTAATGATTTGTAACCATCACCATCATAAGCTCTTAAATTAAACCTAGATTGTGTAGTTGTGTTATCAAATGTCATTTGAACTAAACCATTTTGCAACTTTACCGATGTCGGAAAATTTGGTGTTTCTAAACCACATCGTAGCCTTTCTGTATCAGAACTATCTTTTGTATAGATTTCACAAGCATTTTTATAAAAATCACTCGGATCTACTAAAAATTTTGCATTGTTAGATCTAACAGAAGATCCGAATTTTGCATAAATAGATCCATCTTCCCCTACTCTTTCAAAACTTGTTGGCTCGTTACTATGATCATGACTGTAGTGATTTGTTGGTGGTGCATAAAACTGTTTAGTTGTAGAAGTTATAGAGTGATCATTTTCTAGTAAAGCACCTGAGAATTGACTTTCTAATTCTACTTCACCTATGTTCCCTAAAAATTCCATAGAAATTGAATAATCGTAACCACCAATATTTACTCTTTGTGTATTTACAGAGGCACTTGTTACTTTTACATAACCAGACACAGTATCATCACCCTCCCAAGTGAAAGGAACTATATAGTAACCATTAGCTTTTGCTAATAACTCATCTCTAAGATATTTTACTTCTGCCAATGTTTCTGTCACAAACTTACCAGTAATAGTAAACTCATGACTAGTACCACTCTTACTATCACTTAAAGTAGCTGGTGATGTAAAACTTAATCTTCCTATTGTTACTGTATTAGCCATTAGCACATATCCTTTGCTCTACATTGTTCACAATACTTATATTTAGGTCCATAAAAATAATTACCACATTTAAAATCTGATTTACATGGTTTTAAAACTTCTTTATCTTTGTTGTCTATCATTACTCTTCTTCCCATTCAACATATTCATTATCGTGAGTAGCTTTGTGTTGTTGATGAAAGTTAGCGTGTGAATAAATTATATCTTGCATGAGTCCCCACAATCATCTGCTTCAAAATCTTTTGAAGTATCTACGAATACAGGATTATCTGTAAACATATTATCTGGAAGTACAAAGTCATCTTTCATTATCTACCTCTTATACCTGTTCCTATTAATCCTTCACGATCTAGCTTGTGTAATGCTTTTCTTATTTCTATTGCGGCTTTTCTTGCTTGTGACGGATCAGATGGTACACCAACAACATTTACATTTAGATTAGATATGGAAATTGTACTTCTACCATGATTACCTATTGGCGTTATATCAACACCACCACCAGGTATTGCTCGCACCATTTCTGGTCCGTACTCACCTACTAGACCTAAACCACTTCTTAATGTTCCACCATTAGCAAACATCGGAATACGACCACCACCAGCATACATACGCATACCACCTGCACCCATAGGTATTCCTGCTTTTGCAGCTGCTAAAACAATTGGGTTTTCACTTGCAAAGTTTTGAGCAGCAACATAATTATTTATAAAATTACTAAGTGCATTGTTTGCTTGTGAGGCATCAGCTTTAATAGTTATTTCTTCTTGTTCCATTTTCATATTTAAGTTGAAGTAATCTTGTCCAAAATCATTAATAACACCTGCAAAATCTTTTCCTATAGTGTTAGCCAACTGTTCTGTTTTACCAGTAACAGTTTCAATCAAACCACTATCGATACCTAAAACTTCAGCAATTTTCTTAAATTGATTTATACCCTCTGGTCCAAGCTGTAGTATTTGGAAAGCCTGATTGGCCAAACTCATCATACTTTCAGCTTGAGATATTTGTGAATCTTCTATTTGTTTATTTACATTATTAAGTTGTGTTTGTCTAGCATTCTGTGCCTCAGCTAGCTCCTCTTCAGCAACAGCTAATTCCTCAGCACTAATTGTTCCCTCAGCGTAAGCAATTCTAAGAAAATCTACTTTGTCTTGTGCTTCTCTAATAGCTAGTACCTGTCTAGCACTATTACCTTGAAGTAGTTTATCTCTTTCTATAAGAAGATCGTTATACTTTTGCTCTTCGCTTAATAAACTTTTTTGCGATCCAAATAAGCTAAATTGACTACCAAAAACAGTTTGGATCCTGCTCATAGCATCAGTAACACTTTGCTCAGCTATATTTACAAGATCAATCATTGTATCTTTAAATTCTGTTTCTAATGCTGGGTAGTTATCTTTGATACCTTTTACAAAACCTAACATCATGAATTTAGATATTCTTGCTGTTTTACGAGATGGTGATGAGTTACCAGCAGCATCGTTTGCGACCACTATACCCTCAGATATTATACGATCAATAGCGTCATAGTATATTTGTTCTTCACCCTCTAAACCAAGAACTGCACCGATCATTAAGTTACCACCAATATCTTTACCTAATAATTCAAACTCTTCACCATAAGTAGCTCTAACTTTCTCGGTATTTTCTTTTAATTTTTCACTAGCAGTAATTCTTTGTCCCTCTAAACCAGCTTCAATAGCTCTTGCTATTTCTGGATTATTAAGTAATTCTTGTAACTGTGGTGCAAACTCTGGTCCTAAAGTAGAAGCAAATAAACCTAGATCATCCAGCCCTGCAAATTCTAATTGTTGCATTTGTGATTCAAAAATTTCTGCGAGAGCTAATCTTTCTGCAAAGTTTTTTGCCATCTCCTCTGCTGTCTTAATTGTTACATCTGGTAATGCTTCAAAACTCTGTACAAAAGAGTCTGTAGATTTTTTCATATTATCTGTAACAGTTGAATAGACAGTATCTAGTTGAAGTATTGCTTCTTTTTCTGCCTGAAGTGCTTTTTCAGTATCAGACATTTTTTTATTTTTCTTTATATAATTTTCAATTTCTCTTTCTTGTTCTTCTCGGTGTCTTGTTCTTTTCTCAGCCAATCTTGTGATACCAAGAGCTTCCATAGCATCATCTCTGATCTTCTGATCTCTTGCTTGTTCATATTCAGTAGTTGCTGTATTAATTTCTCTAGCTATCTCTAACTCTATTTCTAATAATCTATTTTGTTCTTTTAAACCATTTTCAGCATCATTCAAATATTTTCTATAATCATCTGTTTGGAAAGCCTGAAACATTAATTCCATTTGTTCATCTGTTTGCTGGTTTATGGTAGATAAATAACCTGAATATCTCTGAGCAAATTCTTGGAACTCTTCAAAAGTCTTGATTGTTCCATTTTGCACATTTTTTCTAAGATCAGCACCCATACCATGTGTAAGAAGATCATCAGCAACATCTATAAGATCTTTATTTTTTTCGATAGTCGTATCTAGATCATTTAAATATGCTGATCTTTCAGCAGGTGTTCCTGCGAGTCCCTCAATGATACTTCCTCGTACTTCTCTTCTATCTTCCTCTTGTAATCGGTTAAGTGCGTTGGCATATTCATTTGTAACTTCAGTAAGAGCTTTTATTGTATTTTTTGTGACTTCACCATCTTGTGCAAAGGCTTCAAGTGTTCTTTGTAATTGTTCAGCTTCACCTCTTGCATTCATCATTTTGACAGCAAAAATAGATAAAGCAGCTACGATTGCAGCGATCCAACCCACTGGTCCTGTAAGAGCTAGTCGTAGAGCAAATCCAAACTGTTTAACTCTTTTTGTGATTGGCATTAAAATATTTAAAGCTCTTAATATAACTAGTGAAAAGCTAGTAGTCAGTCCAATCAAAGTTGGTAATAATAAATTAAATTCTCTAAAACCTAAAATTGTTTCTTGTATTACATCATTAAAACCTTTTGCAACAGGCATTAACTGATCTCCTAGAGAAACTTGTAATTCGTTGAAAGCGTTTTTAGTAATTTGTAATTGTGCCTCTAGAGTCGTATATCTCTTTATAGCCTCATCCGTTGCTGCTGTATTTTCCTCAAATGCTGTTCTACCTGTCTCTAAAACTCTAGGTAGAAGATCACCTGCCTCAGCTAAACCTAGAATTGCTAGAGTTGTTCTTCTTTGAGATAGTCCCAGTTTTTCTAGAACAGTCATAGTATCTTCACCAGATTTGTTCATTTCGGCAAGACCTTCTATAAACGCCGCAGCTGCCATAGCAGGATCATCACCGAACATTTGTGCAAATCCTTCTGCTGAAACTTTGCCTGATCTTGCAGCTACTTTTGAGAACATATCAGCTTCGTCACCAGCTTGGATTATTGCTGATTGGATACTTTGAAATACACGAGCTACAGCAGTACCACCAGCCTGAGCAGGAACACCAATTGCCTGAAGTGCCGTAGCAAAAGCAAGTGCATCTTGTGTAGTAGCACCAACCTGAGCTGCTGCCTGTGCAATACGCAAAACTGTAGTCATAATTTCTGACTCTGTAGCTGCGAAGTTGTTTCCTAAATCTACGATTGTTGAAGCTAAATTGGAAAAGGTTTCACCATTAGTTTGTGCAATAGCATCGAGCCTAGCTAAACCAAGAGCTGCATTATCTACAGTTAAGTTAGTAGTTGTTGCAAGAGTAGAAACTGTGGCAATAAATTCTGGTAAGTTTTGAACTGCAATACCTAACTGACCACCAAGTTCACCAATTCTAGATAATTCCTGAGCAGAAACAGGTATAGCCGTTGACATACGCAGGATATTTTGTGCTAAATCTTTAAATTCTTTATCGCTTGCTTCTACTGTTTTTCTGATACCTGCGAAAGCTGACTCGAATGCTGCGCTAGCCTGTATGGCTTTTACTAACTCAAATGTTACAGCAGCAATACCGACCATAGCACCTGTGATCATAGAATACTGAACAGCCTGCATTCTTTTTGTGGCTTCGGACATAGCCTTACCACTTTTTGCTAGGTCAGCTTGTAATCCTTCGGCAACAGGAGTTGCACCTATGATGAGTTTTAAAAATCCGACTTTAGCTTGTACTGGAGGCATCTTCCTTACCTATTCTTTTCTGATCCGAGATCATTTCATCTATACTTGTTGCCTGTCTTTGACGACCTGATCTATTTCTGCGTTTATCTAACTCTTCCTTATACCAGTTTTTTGGTGGTTCATCGGATAACGCTTCCTTTGGATCTTCACCATTAACAATGGCGTTATATTGCGGTCCAAAGAATAAAGACTGGTCTATAGGTATTGTACCTAACAATCGCCAAAATTTACGCCATTCTAATTCCAAAGGTTCTAAAATGTTATAGATTTTGTTAAAGTCGGATTCGACTGATGACCAATCATTAATTATATCCTCAGTCGAGTAACTTATTTTGGGGTATCACCCTCGTCCTCTTCAGGAACGACTGCATTAAGATCTTCTGGTTGCATACCATATTCAGTCATTAGATATTGTGATATTTCTTGAAGTGTAGGTAGATCTACCTTTGCAGCAATCTTTGTGAAGTTATCTTCACCCATAATTGCTATAAACCACTTCGGAAGATTTGGTGCCGCGATAGAACCATCTTCTTCTAGCCAAGTTAACTGTGTCAGTATAGTCTCGGCTGTCAGAAAGGGTGGGAAAGTAAAACTTTCTTCTCCTACCTTAACCTCTATAGGTTCGGTATTTAGTCCTTCTTTCGCAGCACTAAAATCTTTAAAACGCTTACTCATTATTCCTCCAATCGTTATGAGTTAATTTAGTTTACGACTCCTTCAGTTGAGCCATTAGTATTTTCTACTATTCTAAATAGATTTTCTTTTCCATCAGTTGTTCCGACAGATTGAGCTGTAGAACTTGGTACTAATATCTTGAACTCAACAGCAATAAGCACTTTTTGAGGTGCTTTTTGGTGAGCCATAGAAAATGCACCTACATTAACTGCTCTAGGTATTTGGAAATGTCTTATGTTTCCTGAAGGTCCTTCAGTTATTAACAATAATGACTTTTCGCCATATCCAGTTGTAGCTGGTGGGACTAAGGTATCATAACCTGATGAATAATTAGTTGTATCATCTTCAGTTAATGTACCTCCACCAAAAGCTGTTTGTAAGTTAGACAAACTAGCTTGTGCGAGTGTACCAGTAATTCTGATCTCTTGTGCAGTTTTGACTGATTTAATAGGATCAATCTCTTCTGCAACCATGATGTCCTCAAAAGACTTATCGTATTCTAAGGTCCATCCATCTTCGGAATATCCTACATCTGACCAGCTTGAGCTGACATCTGCCCACTCGGTTGCTGTAGTACTATCTTCCTCTGGGAAAGCTGTTCCTACATTGGCGACATAAAGAACGCCAGTACCGATTAGAACATCAGATATAGATCCTGATGTATTATATGATGTTGTTGACATACAATACCCTTCTACTCTTGTTACTTATACTTAATATGTTTGCAAACATATCTTTATTCTTCCTCTGAGGCATACCACTCATCAGAACTGTCAGGCTTTTCAACAACCTCATCTACAATATTGTCTATTGTAATTTCGGATTCAATAACTGGTTGGACTTCCCAATGTTGATCTTCTGTGATAAATCTAGGTATGCTTAGATCTTTCCACAAACGACCTTTTGAGTCTTTAAGTCTTTTCCAATTAGTTTGACTAACTTCTTCCCATTTATTCTTAGTAAATGTTATGCCTGTTTCGGCATCACCGATTGCATCGCTAGGATAGATCGGATTAACTTTAACTTTAATTTTCTTATTGGCCATAATTTACCTCTGAGATAATATTAGAGGATTATTATGCAGATTAGTGTTATTCGGAGTATCGGTATGTCATAGTGACACCGACATTAAAATTAGCTACTAAAACTTCTGACTCTTCTATTCTTACTGGTGCATTAGTAACTTCAAATCCATATATTTTTGCTTTAGTACCACCAGTTGTTGTGACATATGAACTGCCTACTTTAAATAATGCTTGATATATTGTTTGCGCTAAGTTTGATGATGTTGCATAATCTGGCTCAGCTTTAGAACCATCTGCACCCCAGCGACCTGCAAAACAATCAATTGTTATATCTGCATCGTTTAAAGCTACCTGAGATCCTGGATTTGTTGGAACATTACCTAAGGCTGTAATAACAACAAAAGGAAGTGTGGGTTCTGACGGCAACCTTGTTGCTACTCTAGTTCCTACAATTGCTGTAACTGATGATTGATCTAATAGCCACTGACGAAATATTATTTCTGGATCAGGTGGCATATTTGCAACTTCTATACCTTGTGTCATAATTTATACTCCTGCTTCATATCCCATACCTTGTAATAAAGCATAGTCTTCACTTGTAACATTTCTGGCAGATAATTCAAAAGATCCTCTATAACCACCAGTAGGTATTTTAGGTTGTAGATATTTTACAGATAAAGCTGATTGAGGTCTGAACTGATAATTCCAGCCATCAAAGTGTTTTGTAGCTATTTCTAATCGTTTAGGTAAACTTTTTTTGATACCTTGCAAAACTGCATTGCCCCACCAGTAAGGCTTTGAGGCACTTATCCACTGGCTGTTATTGTTAATTCCAAATTTACGAAGATCATAAAATGCACCAGCATAAGTAGTTTTCCACCAATAAGGTGCTAAATCTGCAATATCACCATTGTTACCCTCGCTTGATCCTACAGTTATACTTCCAGTGACAAGTCCTTCTGGATCATCTGTTCTAAACTCTCTTAGATTGATAGACTTAACTAAGTTACCAGACTCAATCGGTGCGTTACCAGTTCCAGCATTTAAACCTACCATGTATGCCTGTATATCAAAAAGCAAATTTACTGGGTTATATTCTGACAAACTAACACCACTAGTATTATAACTTAGCTTGGCCGCAGAATATTGCCCTTGCATTCTTGGTGTTTGCTGTATTGCTTTCTTTGTAGCATTAGTAATCTCGTAACCATTTATGTAAGCCTGTATTTTGGTTTTTTTGTTGAAATATTGCTGGACTTCTCTACCGACATTTCTACCATAATAATTGTTAGCCATACGAGAAAGAAATCCCATATTTTGAGGAATAATTGATTGACCAATTTTACCAGCTAATCTACCTGTTACTCTACGACCAGCACGCAAAGTAAATCCCTGACCACCAACAGATAAAGATTTTAAGTCAGATGTTAGACGAGCTGTATTAAGAGCTAATGATCTAATTCCTCTTAATTCTCTTGAATAAACATTTAAAGATATTAAGTTACCAGCACCAAAAGTAGCTGATGATGTGTTGTACAAGAAGTTTCTAAACTTGTTAATTCTACTTGGGTTTATCTGTCTTACACCCATTACTTACTCTTTCTTAAAGCACAAACCTTTATTACTGGATCGTTGTGTCTATTCTTTCTTACCTGTATTCCTAAGACATCGTAGTATTCAGAGTTAATTACAGCTCTGTGTGAGGTTTTAACATTTACATCTGCTGGAATAAATATTGCAATATCTAATGTCTCAAACTCTCTTCTACCATCCTCTTCCATAGAGGCATTAGATTCAATTCTACATTTTGTTGTAATATCATCTGCCCAGTCAGAGTTATACAATCCTCTTTCATCTACAGTGTTGGTAGAGACTGATTGGAATACAACAGTTTCTTTTAAATTTGTTTGATAATCATATGACATACCACTACTTTAGTAGCCAGATTTAATTTTCTAGTTTTTTCCTTAGTTCCTCTAGCTTAGATCTTCTATCATTAACTTGATCTAACTTTGCATCTAAAACATGTTCTTCAGTATTTACGCATACTGGAAATGTTTTACAATGTTTTGAATAACCATCAACATACTTAGAACTTCTTTTAAAATTTTCTATTGTAGTATTTTCACCACAACCTTGACATTGTTTTTCAGTAGGATTCATTTTTTGATTATAGGCGTATTGTTGTGCCTCTAAAACAGCAAGATAAATGGCAGGATCTTCTTGATACCAACTAACAAATTTTTCATAACCTATTGGTAGATCAGCATAAGTAACACGCCTAGTGAGTGTATATTCACCTGATCTTATTCTTTCAACAACTTGTCTAGATATCTTATAATCTATTTCGGATATTTTAGGAAAACCAGCTTGATCTCTTAATTGTCTTACTCTTTCATGAGAACAATCCCATTCTTTTGCCCATTCGCTTAAACGCTTATATGGATCAGCTTTAAATAATTTATGTGCCTCTTCAACGCTAGGTAATCTTCTACTCGGCATTTTTTCTCCTCTTTCTAGTTAATCCTCGTTCCTTACGAATTTTTCTGCGTTCCCTTTCACTCAGTCCACCCCATATGCCAAACTTTTCTGCATTGACTATAGCGTATTCTAAACAATGTTCTTGGGCAATACAGGAATTACATAATTCTTTTGCTTTTCTTGTGCTTGCACCTCGTTCAGGAAAAAAGATATCAGGATCAGCGTCTTTGCAGTTAGCATCGTCTTGCCACCACAATTCTTGTAATCTAAGAAGATTACTTAAGGATTCCTTCTTATATTCCATTCCTCACCTGCAATAATCTCACCAAATTTTCTATTGATATAGCTTTCCATATCAACTCTCTCTCTCGTGTAGTTATTCAGATGAATAGACATTAAACCATGAAAGTTTAAAAATCCTATTAGGTACACCAAATTTGCCAGATCCACTAAACGAAGACCTGTTTTTTATATGGTTGTAAAAGGAGTTTGTCTGATTGCTTGAGTATCTCGCCATCAAAGTATGCCAACGGATCAGCAAATTTTACTGCAAGATCTCCAATGCGTTCTTCTGTTATATTTGTCATCGTAGCCCCATTTGTAGAGTCACTTAAGTGTGATTCCACTGCGCCTGTTTTAGCTTGACTACCCAAGTTTAAAGCAGACATGACAATTCTTGCAGAAACTCTTGCACTTGTAAATTTTATATCGTCAGGAATTGTTGAATATCCAGCATTATAAACTACTGTTATGTTTTTAGGTTTAGCCCCTGACCAGCGACCTTTTACTCTTTCGACACGACCATTAGAGTGAAACACAAACTCACTTTCGTTTCCCTCAGACAAAACATTGCCATCTTCAGTAATAGAGGTAATAGAATTTACAGGCATGTGTTTTAAAGAGATCTCTTTTATATTATCTCCAAATAAGACTTCTGTATGATCCGAGACTTCAATGCTGTAACCTAAGTAGGTTTTAATGACTTGATCTGCAAATGGAATAATATTATTTGTTATAGAAGTCTGTAATGTTGCACTAAAATCTAGTTGAACAATAGCCTCAACATCGTTATAAGAACAAAGAGCCATTTAGGATCTCCTTACTTATTTTCAGATGGTTTAACTGCTTTAGTTTCTACTTTTTTCTTTGGTGCTGCTTTTTTCTTGGCTGGAGCTTTTTTAGCTACTTTCCAACCCTTTTCTTTTAACCAGCTTTCTGGATATGTTTTACCAGCTCCACCGATTTTAGAAGCATTTGACTTAGGTAGATCAGCTTTAGATCCTTCAAATAAAGAACCATCACCTAACTCCCAAAGATCTTTTTCGAGTTTAATAAATTTCTCTGACATAATGATTTAATCCTAACTTACTATTTGCCTTTTTTAGGTCTTTTACCTTTAGGTTTTTTCTTGGGTTTATTATGATACGGCATAATATCCTTTCTATAAAATATGGGGGCTATTGCTAACCCCCATAAATTAATACTAAATGCTATTAAGCACTTGTGATTTTGTGGAACGCTGCTTGTCTATAAACAGGGAAACCAACACGCATTGTAGCTCTAATCACCATGATATTCTTTGTAAAGTTATCACCATGACTATCGCTTACTGCGACATCGATACCTTGTCTCATTACGACATGAGCGGCTTCACCACCACCGAACTTACCAACAAGGATAGTTCCTTCAGAGATTGCAGTTGTCGGAACAACTTTTAATCCCCAAAGTTGGTTAGCAACGCCACCTGCATATCCACCAGCTTGGGTGAATACAGGTGCTTTTGCAGCATAACCTGCTGTTGCGTCACCAGCGAAATCTTCATCTAATTGAAGGACGATTTGCGCCCAATCATTTGGATGGATAACGATGGCATCTGGCTCTGTGAAAGCGTTGACACGAATGTCAGTGATCGCTCCATAGATAGCTCCGATT